GTAGACTACTTGAGCTTCATACTCTTTACCAGACTTGCTAGAGAACACAAAAATTTTGCCCTGACCGCCGATGACATGGTGGTTTGTAACAATCTGATTGTCTTCAAGAATAAAGCCAGTGCCTGATCCACCATTAGATGCATCTATTCTGTTCTGAATGAGAACAACACCATCAACGCTTATGTTGTATATCTCTTTCGCTGACATTTCATTGCAGCCTACTAGTGCTAATGCTAAAAGACTGACTGCTAAAAACTTTTTCATTACTTTGTTCCTTTCTGTGGTGGAACCTCAGGTGTTATGATTTCAACATCAGGCACTTTTGGTTTATATGTGTCTCTTTGTGGAGACATGACTCTATCTATAATCTGGTTAATCATACCAGAGATACTGTCATCACCTGTTCCTTCGCCTTCACCAGGCGCAGCATTCTCAGGTGGTATACCATTGATACGGACTTCCTTGCCCTCTTCCATGGCCTGCTTTGCTTCTTCAAACTGTGCAGCACGATCATTGGAATACTTCACATAGAAAGTCTTTGGTGCATATCTTGGATAGTCATACTCATACCACTTTTTTGGTGTGGTAGGGAATATGCTGATATAGATTGCTCCATCGTCCGTGTTAGATGGATTGACAATCACAACAGATGCAAGAAGTCCTTTGACAACTCTTGTATCTTCTGACGGCCATCCCTTGACGCCATCAAGTGAGAAGTAAATAGCATTTGCTAGAAGCACAAAGAATGCAATCGTGATGAACTTCAGTATCTTGCTGTTCCAGTAGAATGATGCAGCTAGTATTATAGCAACAAATAGCGCGATGAACAAGAGAATTGTTTGTGTCATGGTGCTGTCTTTCCTGTTCTAACGGAAACATAATCATTCTTGAACCGAAGAATGTTCTTCTTGTTGTCCATCACAAAGCGAATAGCTGTCTTCTCTTGCCATACACTTTCCATTTTCATTTCAATGTGCTTAACAACAATGTACGTTGGATTGATTCTGACAATCTCAATCTTCACAGGTACTTCCATGAGAGTTCCTGCTGGCAGTCCTAAATTCTTTTCGCTGTCTAAGCATGAGTAGACATGAAGATTGACAATATACTCTCCGGGAAATGTACCGCGCAGAGTTACGAACTCTTTGTTGTCTGGATCAATGACAACTTCTTTGCCATCTATCTCGTAGATACTACGGCGCTTGCCCATATCATCACGCTCAAAGTACATCAAGCCTGCTTCAAGAAAGCGATATGATACGATATTGTTTTGAGGATCACGCACCCACAAGTCAACGTCACAGTCCAGTTCGTTTGGCCATTCTAGCGTGATAACATAATCTGCATTCTTCTTGATACCTTCGTTTTGTTGCGTGACAGGTGCAATGAGAAGAGTTGTGAGAATGAATAGAACAACCGTGCCAGTCAGCAGATTGATTAGCAGATCAATGTATGCTGTTCGGAAGTCAAACTTTTTATTCTTCATGATCGTATGTTACCGCATATAGCAATGTCTTTGATATTAGACTTGCTAAGATACCAACTGCATTCGTGTACAGTGCGATGCCGAGACCAACAGACATATTAGCCAGCAGAGTTGCTAGACTTGTTGGATCACTAACAGATGCGGATGAAATACCTGAAGATAGAAGATAGATGAAGCCGACAACAGTACCTAACATACCAAGTGCAAGCATTTGCTCAGATAGAAACCAGCAAGCATCTACAATCTTGCTTGTATAGTCTTTGGTATACGCAACGTAGCCAATAAGTCCTGTTGTGATAACATAGAGAACAGCGAGGGCAGATGTAATCAATGTCACATCATCATACCAGATTTTGGTAATGATGCCAGTGTGCCATGCCCAGAAAACACCAGACGCGACTGCTAGATTTGTGACCCACCAGATATAGAATGGCTTGAATAATTGCATACTGACCTCGCTATTTTTTAGTGTCAGTATTATTTAGTCGTTCTTAGATACGAATGCGTTCAGCTTTTCAGCCATCTTGATGATAGCGTCTTCACTGATCTTTGGTACTTCTGGAAAAGGTGGAAGATCAATCTTCGTATCACCAGAAGAGAGCTGAATAGATGCTTTCTCTCTTGCGAGACCCCAATCGTTTTCAAGACGAATGCGATCATTCATAGCTTGCTCCGTTATGATGGATTGTGCCATCGCAAGCAGTTCTAAACGGATTTCGTAAGGGTTCTTTGACATGATATTTCTCCTGTGTCATGTGTGTTAAGGTGCCGTGTTTAGGTTTGTTGCAACGGAGACACGGCGTTCCGTTTTGCCAGTTCATTGTACGATGCGCCTAAAACTGGCACTAGCGCAAAGTATTGGTGGAGGGGTTCTGTTTCCACGCCCCCTCCGAGCGCATGTTAGGCAGCTAGTGCCATACGAGGTGCAAAGTTATCGTTTGCATTTAGAGTTTTGCGCTTGTACGTAGTCGCCTACGATTATCTCCAGTCAACTATTCTACACTCAGTCGATCCTAAATTCTGCCCCGTCATAAAGACTGCTTGTTTAACCGATGATGTTCTTTTTCAAACGTCTCTATATTATGACAGTTAGCACATAAAACGCGGCACTTCGCTATTTCCTCTGTCAACATATCAATACTCCATCTCGTCATATTCTTAGATGAGTAATCTTTATGTTTTGTCATAGGATCAATATGATCAAAGCACAGTGCTTTTGGGTGTTTGTCGTATCCACAAATCTCACATCCTTTTTGGAGTTTGTAGTTATCAAGAAACTCTCTTCTTTCCTGTACTTTTTTCGCGTTATATCTGTTTCTATCTTCCTGTCTTTTAAACGGCATCTCAGTCTTTATGGTGGAGCAGGGGGGATTTGCACCCCCGTCCTCAGTGTTTTTCGTATTCCTTCAACGATAATATCTTTGGCCATTTCAGATGAGCCTCAGCGTATGCTGCGCCTCTGGTTTCAACATCACCAAGAATGGTAACCTTTACTCCCGTTTCTTCAATGACAAACTCTTTTACTTTATATAGTCTCATATTTAGACTTCCCAACCTCGCGATTGAGCATCACTCATATCATATACACCACCCTTTGCTGGCACCTGAATGAAACCTTCAGGCTTACCATCATCTCCTACAATAGCGGCTGTTAGATGGCCGCCGAACACGCAAGCAGTGTCCACATTTGTGCGATCTGCTACTTGTTCAATCTTACCTAGTCTTGGTGTATGCCCGTGATAGAAGTGCTTATCAAGCATTGCATGTTGATGCTGTTCATATCGTAACCACAAGAGCATTGCGTCTGTTTGCTCATTCATTGGAAATGCAGGATTAGCACCAGCATGAGCAACGATGATCGTGTCATCCTCATAGTACTTTGGTAGAGAACGCATCCATTCTAGCACATCTTCGGGCATTAGTAAAGCATTATAACTCACAAGTGTTTGAGCAGCATAAGTGAAATCACCAAACAGAAGCATATCTTCGTGATTGCCCATCAAAGCAATGCAACCTTCCTTTTCAAGGAGTCGAATTTGATCTACAACTTTCTTGGAATCTGGTCCACGATCAACATAGTCACCAACAAAGATGATCTTATATTGATTACCATCAGCATGTTTATGGATCATATCCAACAATGCACACAGTTCCACGTAACAACCGTGGATATCACCAATCACATAACGTTTCATATATCAATTCCTTATTATAACAATATCATATAGTATGGAAAAATTCTTGTCAAACGTCTTTTACACCATCATGAACTAAACGAGCATTCCAATGGTGAGTTTTAATTCTATTACCATCCCAATCTGTGCGTTCGCTGATATGTGATGGAAGAGGATCGACATGTAGTCTTGCACCTGGATGTAAAATGAATTCGTGTTCTTCAGGTATTGCACTGTGATGTGCTACATATGCACCATGAGAACCTTTAGGAACATCTATATGAACTACGTGTTCTTCGGGCTCACCTTCTTTCCGAATAGGTTTAGCAAACTCTCTTGCAATCGCCGGCCTTAACGATGTACTTGTGAAAGCTGGCATTATCATTTTTATTGGACCTTCATCACCTTCTTTTCTGAAGGAATCAGGAGAAACTTTGAGACCAGAACTGACAGTCATGTCTTCACCTGTCTTATGCTTAACTAAAGCTGATTTCAAATTTTCGATTATATCATGATGTTGAGTAGTCAGATCACTTGAGTCCCCTGTGTATAATGCCTTGTTTATTTTCTTATACATTATACCAGAATATTTTCTGATTGCATTTTTTTTGCTGCCTTCTGGATCATCAAGATCGGGTTCAAATCGTTTTGATTCTTTTAGCTTTCTACCAAACTTATATCGTCTCGATAACTTTTCATGAAGACTTTGTGTCTCATCAGAGCGCGGCCCTTCATGTCTGGCTGCGCCCTGTCTAAATGCTTCGTCTAGTTTCTTGATCTTACCAATGAAGACTTTATGATAGATAGACTTTGCATCATCATCTTCGTCAAATTTACCGATCTTACCGATAAAGACTTTATGATAGTTCGTCTCCACTTCTTTCTTCTTTTCTTTTTGTTCGTTCAAGTATGATTTAAAGGTCAGCATTTTTGTTTCTTCTTTTTCTTTTTGGTTTTTGATTCCATGTCGAGTAGCGACTTACTTTGCCTTCATCAGACACATTGATTATCTTTTCTGCATGCAGAAGACGAAGAGTTGTTACTGCACCCTCTTGAATACCTTGCACTCTGCTAATCCAGTGACATGCACCAAATGACAATATGACTGCCGCAATCATCCAATAATCAAGATACATTATTCACCACCATTTCCATTACCACCATTACCACCTGAAGAACTTGGAGACTTTCTTTTGAATACCATCTTCTTTGGGCTACCATAATAATCATGTGCTGCATACACAGTCTTATCATTTTCTGTGATAGCAGCATTCATCTTCATCTCTATGTCTTTTTCTTTTTCAGCGTTCTTATCATCTAGATATTTGATGAAGTGTTTCATTTCTCTCCAACCTCTTGAACGCCGTCATGTACAAGTCTTGCTCTCCAATGATACAGTTTTCCCATTCCGTTCCATGTATCAAAATCTTCAACTTCAGGAGTTGGATGTATCTCAAGCTTCGCATTTGGGTGCAATACGAATTCTTTTTCACCTTCATTGTCTGAATGATGATCAACATATGCACCATGTGATCCTTTGGGTACAGTGAAGTGTATCACATGCTTTTCTTTTTCATCAATATCTGTGCCAACAAAATTCTTTGCAACTTGCGAATGTAAAGATGTGCTTGTGAATGCAGGGTTTGTTACGCGCATGACATTATCATCATCAACAGGTAGCTTTCTAGGATCATACTTGATACCTGAGTGTACAGGAATATCTTCTGGTGCTTTGTGTTTTGTTAAAGCTGACTTCAAATGTGGCACTACGTCTGCCGCATCAGGATCAGTAATCTCTTCACCTTTATACATTGGACCATTGATTCTACGATATGCACTTGTTGTATAATATCGTATTGCTCTTCTATGATTGTAATCACCACTGAAATCATAATGCTGTCTTAGCGCGATGCTTCTCTGTGAACTCTCAAGTCGACCAGCTGACGTAAGAAGGTCAGATTTTGTTGAGACTTTACTAAAGTCGTATGCTTCATCAAGATCGTCAAGCTTACCAACTTTACCAATGAAGACCTTGTGAAAAGTTGGCTTCTTGTTAGTATTTACTTCAAAATCTTTACCAATGTAAACCTTGTGATATACAGGTTCTTTTTCAGTCTTGTCTGCGACAAACTTCTTAAATGACTTCATTGTTCATTCCACTTTTTAGAATTTAAGATGAACTGTTCTTCTCGTACTCTTTTTTCTTTTGTTCGTAATATGCCCAAGTGCCAAACATGCCAACAGGCTTACGTTCTTCTTTAGTCAGACACTCTTTAATATACTTTAAACAATCTTCACTATAACTCACAATTTACTCCGTAGTGAAACGTGCTGGTGATCTTTTCTTAGATGGTCTCAATTCAGTTTGGAATGGGAATTTTTCATCTGGATTATATTTGAGTTCACCACCAACTTTTTCTGATTTGTCCATACCTGGAAAACCAGTTGTGTTTGTACCTATTAGTCTAGCGGTTTTGCCGTTGTGATGCAAGACAGAATCTTGATCAAAGTGCTTTCCTGCTCTACGACCAAATGCTACAAGCTCTGCACCAGCTTCACGGCCGGCCGCGCGCGCATGAATAACGTGTGATGATTCTTTGTTACCTTCATATCTACCTTCAGTTTTTCTTACACCAAAGCCAGCTTCTCTTGCCATAGACATAAGTTCTTCATTTCTTTTTGCAACTTGCTTCTTTGTTAGACCTGGTCTTTCAGTTGATATTGCAATGAAATGTCGCCCTTCTTTTTCAAGAGTTCTCATACGAGAAAGAGGATTACCTTCTTCAAGATTTTCTGTATATCTCAGCATTTGTTTGGTTCTTTGGAAGTCTGTCATGTTATCAGTAGAAGACTGACCACCAGCATATTTCTTTTCAAGTCTTTCTTCACGATCATCTCGTTCTTTTGGTGTGAGCATTCTTGTGCTGTCTATATTACCCATTTCTTCGCGTGTATAAAATTTCTGTTCTTCTGGATCATAAAAACCTGCTCTACCTGGCAAAGGCTTGCCTGGCTCTTTCATATGTCTTTCGCGGATCTCAGCATGATCTTCACCACGCTTGCCACGTTTTATTTGTACTTTGCCTTCTTCGTCCGTATGTTCAATTGCAGGTTGAACTCGTTCACGAAGAGATTTCCCTTCTGTTATAAACTCTAAAAATGTTTTCATAGCCCCATTGCGTCCTTCTGAATTATGTATGACTTAACTAGTCCAGAACGAACGATATCTTCCTTCTGAAACTCAATATGCTGAAAAGTATTTATACGATTGGTAATTCTCATCAACTGAGTAACACCCTCTTTCTCATGGGGCTTATTTAAGTCTGTCTGTCTGAAATCACCACATACAAGCAATCTACTTTCGTCACCCATTCTTGTTAGAACCGTGTCACATTCTTGGAATGACAAGTTCTGACTTTCGTCTAGTATGACAATGCCATTGTTGAATGTCAGTCCGCGAAGATAAGAAGTGGTAGTGAAATGTACAATGCCTTTCATCTTGAGTATGTCATAACCATCGCCACGACCAAACAGACTGTCGCAGATTTCGCGGTATGGTTCTTCGTAAACTTGTATCTTTTCTTTCATTGATCCTGGTAAGAATCCCATATCTCTTGAGGGAACTACGGATCGTATTACGACTATCTTATTGTATACTGATTGTGAATTTAGTATTTGATTTAATGCCAAGTATAGAGCGCAGAATGTTTTGCCTGTTCCAGCAAAACCGTGAAGCATCAGATGATATCCTTGTTGATAAGCTGTAAAGACTTTCTCCTGATTTGGTGTGAGCGGTTTTATGTGTCTAAGTTCAAAATGTGCTGCCTTCTTTTGTGCTTCTTGTTCTTTGTTTGCATTTCTATTCTTAGGCTTCTTGGACATGTTTACTCCTTTAAAAGCAAAAGAGGGCGCATCACCTACGTGACTACCCTCTTTTGAAACTCGTGTATTCTTCTTATATTTTACCACTCTCTCTTACGACTCCATCTACGATCAATAGCAGATGCCTGCGCGCCTGGGGCTGCTGCGACTTTACCTAGAACGTATTTTTGGAAATCAGATGGTGGTTTCGTAACACCGATTCCTACTGGATCAACAACATTCATGCGAAATGTCTGGTTGAATTTTGGATTAGCTTCTAGAAATGCCTTGAGTTGATCATAGGTCATTTCCAATTCAAACTCTTCTTCGGTTTCAGTATCTATAAATGAATAAATCATGCTATTATTTAGTATCCTTTCTAGCTGCCCATTCCTCCAATTGTGTGATCAGTTCGCTCATATACCTGCGACCAGTCTGCACCATATGCAGGACATACTTCTATATATTTCGGCAGATTGTTTTGATCCTTCTCACCAAGTTCACCACACACGAACCAAGTGTCAGGCAGCTTCTCTGCATATATACGACGAATGATGACCTGTTGCTTTTCTAACAGGACCATTATCTCTTCAAGTTCATCTGCGGCATCATTCATTAGTTCAGTAAATGGTATAGATGTTTCTGTTGGATGCCGCAGATTATCAATCAACTCTTTTAACTGATTGTGATCCATTCGGGCTTTTCGCGCTTCGTCCATTTGTGCATTCTCTCTTTTGCAATACGATAATAGTTACGATAGGATTCTACGTGATCATTAGGCACTTTGTATTCATCAGGCATTGCGGGTGTTACTGGAGTCAGATCACCTAACTTTATATAGCGAGGATACGAACAAAGATGGTCGCACATATCCATACACTTGTGTACTTTACCATAACGATGTTTATATTCCATACACAGTGCTAGAAAATGCCGATACAGCCATTTGTAGTTGTCGCTAGTCTCACGGCACCACACGGCTGACGGATGATTGATATGTGTGGCTGAATATAGCACAGTCTCGCGCTCGTCAGGCAAACGCCAACGCTTTACATTGCGACCAGTCTTGGTCTTGTCAATGTATTGTGTGCCGTCAAGTAACCGATGAGCGGTGGACAGGAGTTGCGCTGTCTCCAAAATCATCTTCACCACATGCTTGTCCACCATCCACTCCGCTGCCTGAGTCGGATCGTTGCTGATTGCGAAAATATTCATCTATTTCTTCGCTCCACTTTTTATTACGTTTATCAAGTTCATCTGCAAGCTGGCGCAGTTGATATGAGGAAATTGCGCCATGCTGACTAGGCCAATAATAGCAGAAACCGTCTTCTAAACAAGCAAATTCATTGCGGGCTTCTGCCATTTTAATAATGTCACCCATTACTTTACTTCAATGTCAGGCATAATAGCAGACGGCTTGAAGACCACGCGATACTGATAGACACTCACGTTGGCATTTTCCAACTGTTCTACGAAGTAAGTCACGTTATCCGAAATGCCAAGAAAATGCTTCTTGTATTCCGTCGGACTCGTCTTACATGTCACTTCAAGTTGATTGTCCTGATTGTCCTTCTTGATAGAACACCGACCCTCAATAGTCAGCATATAGTTATCGGTGATACCATTGTAGAAGATGATACGCCGATTAATCTCAAAATAGTCCGCAGCCTTAGAGATGTTCTGTGATGCCATTTCAGCATCCGTACATGCACCAAGACCGAGAGCAACACCAACAATACCAAGAGTAGAAAGAACACGCTTCATCATTTCATTATTCCTCAATTGCATCAATACGAAAAAAGTCACCAGGCTCTACACTCAGAGTCCTGTCTAGATCCTTGCTGCCGTCTGCATTCCAAGACCGAACACGGATCTTTTTAACACCAGCAGGAACACGCCACGAAGCAGAGTTCTTGCCAGATGCATTAGCAACACCGATAAAAGGCAGAGCAGCAAGCCCTGCAAGTAACCAACGTTTATTCATCATCTTCAACCTTTCCAAAATCAACACGCTCAGAGTAGTAACCGTTGGACTCACCCAACCAACGCAGGGTTACGGAACCCTTGATGGTCGCAAACTTGTAGAATGTCCAAGTGTAGGAATCTTGCCGTTCGTCTTCTTCCCAGGCATCTTGGGTTTCACCAGTCACTTCCTCGGCCTGCAAGATTGGCGAGCCTACAAGATCATTGAGGTCGCCATCAATGTCCTCGATTCGCACATACTCACAACAATCCTGTGAATGATACATGATGTAGCGGTCACCATTGTCCATGGTGAACAGCAATTCGTCATCACCATTCTGTTGTAGATTGGTGATGGTGCGATGCATCAAAACAGAAACGTCAACTTCAGGATAATCGCGATACATTACTTTACCTTCTCAATCTTGGCACCGCGAAAGAACATGCCGATTACGATT